ATCCGCTAAGGGTCCCCCCTTGTATTTTGCGGCAATGACATAGAATCTTATATGGTTTTACAAATACTCTTGTTAGCTCGCTAGTCTTACACCCCCTTTTACACTTAGGACTCTCTCACTTCCTCAAGATTTTTATCTATATACAAGATATATGCCACTTAGCTTTTCTTACGCCCCCTCAACGGATGAGGCAAACCCTGCTTCTTGTAAAGATATCTCACCTCACCATCTAGGTCAGTATAACGAACCTTCCAGACATTATCTACATTTACCACATCGTAGTCCTCAAGATGTCTGATTAAGGGAAATCTAGGAAGCAGTGTGTGAAAGACCATACTATACCGTGTCCCCTGCCACGGCTGCGTCCAGTGTAGATTTTCTGCCCCATTGAAGATTAATGGCTTATGTCTTATATCATGATTGACATCCCAGACATTTAATTCTCCACCCGTGTAATCTCCAAATCCAACTATATAAGAATCCCCTAGATTACCAATATCCTTGTGAGGCTTACTTGAGTAGTTCTGATTCACCTGAATCCCCGTAAAAGAAATCTTGACATGCTTTCTAGCATAGTCCAACAGCATGCGGTATAGCGGGGCATGGAGCCAGCACTGACGAGATAAATCTGGAATCTCGGAACGCTTGTTCACTATACCAAAACATTGACTCCTACCATCACCAACCTTCTTACGATACTTATTCGTCTCTAACGGATGCTCTTCAAGATACTTTATTATCTCTGAGAATTCTGACTCAGCTACCTCCATATACTCATCAGTTAGATTAATATTTCCATAGTATAGAATGAAGCTAATATCTGTAGAAAAATCTACAAAGCCTGGCAAGAAGTTTGTCGCTACCTTTGAGACGGACACTGGCAAAACACGGTCTGTTCATTTTGGAGCAGAAGGTATGGATGACTACACTATTACACATGACAAGCAGCAGCGCCAGAGATATAGAATGCGCCATCTCAAAGACTTGAAGACTAATGACCCCACAAAGGCAGGCTTCCTTTCTTATTATATCCTATGGGGGAACTCAACTGATATAGATACAAATATCACCACATACAAAAAGAAATTCAAACTATAATATAGAATGTTAACGCTAAGCGACCTACAACAAATGGCACAATCAGCCTATCCTGGCCAGACACTTTCTAATATTGGCAACTTCAAACTATTCTTTGTTACACCCACATTGAAATTCTACTACTATGAAAACGTCATTGTTGTGGCTATAAGAGGCACATCTGACTCACGAGATGTGGCATCATGGCCCAATGTTGCTATAGGAACTCTAGATAGCTCTGACCGATTCAAGGCAGATTTAGCTACCCTCTTAGAAGTTCAGGTAATGTGCCCACCCTCTTACTTTCACTATATCGGTGTCGGCCACTCTCTTGGTGCCGCCATTCTAGATAGATTTCTACGAATGGGATTAATAAAACAAGGCTTATCTTATAATGGGGCTGTTGAGCCACAAGAACTAAGAGGCAATCCTGCTCATAAACGCATCTATAACAGAGCAGACCCCTTGTATCAAATTGTTGGATATCTCATACCAGGAGTCGAAGTAAGACCAATCAACATTGCCACTGGTGTAAGAAGCATGTTCTCAAGTATCTATGCCGCTTATGGTGCGCACTTACTCTCAAACTTCAAGGGAGGTGGAACAACACACAGAGAGAATGTGCTTAAGGAACTAGGACTAGAAAAAGGCTCGCTTGAAGAGTTGAGCAAAGCTTCTGGTATCTCACAAGATGTGCTACAAGAAGTTTATAACAGGGGCATTGGTGCTTATAAAACTAATCCTATATCTGTTAGGATGAAGGGGTCCTTTAAGAAAGGTGTAAAAGCACCAATGTCAAAGAAGTTAAGCAAAGAACAATGGGCCATGGCTAGAGTCTATTCTTTTCTAGATGGCAACCCTAAACACGACCAAGATTTAAGGGTCTAAGGTCTGAGTATTGTATGTAGCAAAAACATTCGTATTCTCATACAATAATCTTAAATTGGCACCACCTAATTGAGTAAACTGTATGCCTGTCATGACACGGAATCCAGAAGCCCGAAGAGTAGCCAAATCTATTGTTATTGTTTGTATTCTTGTCCTTGGATAAAAACCCGCAAATATAGTAGGATTAAATCTATTATATACTGACTGATTTACTCTAAAACCTGTTGGTGAATAAGAAACATTATTTACACTATCAAAGATTGTAAATACTGTATCACCATAGCTGATAAGTTGTAATGCTTCTACTGAAAACCCAAGACTAAAGTTTAGGGTAAATGTTCCTGTAGAGTATGGTGTTCCTGTAGCAAGACAGTTTGCCCAGATTGTTCCTGGATTTTGTGTTATAGGTATAACAAAAGAATTACTAGGATTTGGTGTTATTGTGACATTCACTAAAGTTCCTATAAGGGATATAGAAGGATGAGTTGTTGACAGCTTTACATTAGGAAACCCTGTTACAATTATAGAACTACCAGAAATATCTATTACACCATCATTGGCTAGCTCTGGCTCTTGAGGTGTGCTACTATTTACAATCCTTGTACCCGCTATGATAGAAAGAAGACCATTGTTAGTAATTAGTGGTGTAAGACCTGCTCCAACTGTTATACTAGGATTTAGGGCAGTCATTTGAAGAACTCCAGAACAAGATAATGAGATATTTGTAGTGCCATCAACTAATAATCCAGAATTTCCTTCTATCAGCCGTGTGACACCTGTATTATTGATTTTATTCCCTACAAAACTTATTCCTGACGAAGCCGCAACATTAAGGAGACCAAGGTCTTCTAAGATAGGGTCATTCTGCGACCCAAGATTATTCAGATTCTGGCCGACGGCTATCTCACAGACACCATTGTTAGTGATTGATGGAGTAGTTGTTGGACCAACCGTAATATATTCTGTTCCCTGGATTTCTTGAACACCTCCCGCCCCCTCTCCAAAGATATACCAATCAGCTGCGTTTGTTGACGGGTCGCCCTGCCCTCTTGTTGATGTTGATGCGCTTATATTAATGTAAGAACCAGATGTAAGAGGAGAGAATACTATATCATTCTTATAATACTCTGTATCCTCGTCCCATACTCCACGCCAATTCACAGCCGTCGGCAGAGCGTTATAACGAGCTAAAGGACTTGATAAATCTAAAGAACTCTGTGCTGACATTCTACTAAGGTATTTATTTATTGTAGGCCATCTGGATAATACGTACCGTTAAAAGTTGTATATAAATTCTGAACAGTCATAGTGCCATTTGTATTGTTAAAAATCCTAACCTGAGTCAGTGTTGTTAATCCAGCCGCCCTAGCATCAGCTACATTGAAGTAAACCAATCCTAAAGCCGCCACAATCGGAAACATCTGGTTGACAATTAGATAAGAGTCATTTACCACAGTTGATGAGACATACTCATTAGGCCCATCAGAAAATCCTACAGAGAAAACTGGATTTATAACAACGCTAGAAACATTAGTTCTAAATTGGAGAATTATTGATGTCAGGTCAATCATAAAAATACCAGTAGGGTCAGGTGCGCCAGTGGCAAGATAATCTCTAAAGATATTTGGAGATGCCGGAACTACTGCGTTAAGCACTTGAACAGCACCAGGAGCTTTCGTAGAAAAATCGTTAGAAGTAAATACAATACTAAAGATTCTTGTTACCACAGGGGCAGTCGTCCTAATCGTCACATTCTGCGGAGTGCCACCAACAATGATAGAAGAGTCTGCTGCCAATACAGATAAAACACCTGTATTGGCAATTGTCGGATTTACTCCACCAGTGCTTGAAAGACCATCGCCCACTGTCAGACTTACTACACCAGAGTTAGCTATCTCAGGATTCTGCGGGTCTCCTGACACTGCTATTCCTGGCCCTGGCAATACACCAAGAAGACCATTAGATGCGATTGTAACAATCCCTGTAGGATTTGATACAGTCACAGATGCGTCTGCCGCTACAATCTGTCGAACACCAATATTACCAACTACTGGAATCTGAGGATTACTATTATCTATAGAAATACCAGGACCTGGTTGAAGGATGGTTATGGAGTTAGAGGAGATTAATGGATTGTTTGGGTCGGTATTATCAACAACAATTGTCACACCATCACCATCCACAGTTCTAACACCATTATTAGAAATCACTGGATTCTGAGGATTTGTGTTGTCAACACCAATGGCCGTTCCTGCCGTAATACCCTGAACACCCGTAGATAAGGGTGAGAGTTCTATAAAATTAGCACTTGCCGACGGGTCTGCCCCACCATTCAATGCCGTCTGTCCAACTAAAATATATGATGCCCCATTCAGAGGACTAATCACTACATCATTCTTAAAATACGTCTGAGTTGTCAGCCACGTCCCACGCCAATTCATTGTCGTTGGAAGAACCTGTAATCTTTCATAAGGGTTTTGAAGACCTTGAACACTCATTGTTTCTACTAGGAATAGTATTTAATTTACTTGAGACGAGAGAACGTGGCAGCTACACTATTAGGAAAAGTTAGAAGAACTGATGTAAGACTCTGAAAGCCAGACACAGTTAGCGTCGTCGCATCGGCAGGCGCTACAATGACAACAGAGCAAGGAGAACTAGAACCACCACCAGAAGCTACTAATCCATTGCCCTCGCCAAAGACATGAGTAGATGAAGCAGTAGCACCAGCACCATTGGCAGTTACAGTCCAGTTTACCCACTCTGTAGAAGCAAAGGCAGTGGCACCAGCATTTAGCTGTGCTAAGTAATCTAGCTTTACTAGCCAGGTAGAAACAACACCAAGGCCGCCTGCGGGGGCAATAGTTGCGGTTAATCCAGCAGTGGCACCAAGAACACCAGTAGCACCACCGGCAAAACCAGTCACAGCCGCAGTATTCCTAATAACATTCTTAAGACCAACACCCTGGGCAGGAGCCCAGCCAGCAGCAGGACCACCAGCACTAGACGGCTCTACCCCTCCTAGAACTGAAGAAGCTAGGACATCTGTTCCATCCCACGCCTCATACACATATAGACCACCATCTGCCCCACGCACAACGTCATTAATGAAATACTGAGTGTCAACAGACCAATCTACATTGTTCGTTTGTGAGTCCTGAGAACGTAGGTTCATCACGAAGGCCTGTGCATCAAGCTGTGTTAGAGGGTTGCCAAGGGGAACTAAAGCCATTATACCTAGACAGTATAAAATAATTATGCCGGAGTTTCTCAAGCATAATTATTTATATTAATTTATACGACTTTACATTAGACGCTCAGCAAGACTGGGCTTCTTAGACATCATTCTGCGGTCAGGAGCCTCCTGGCGTGCCTCACGCTTCTCACGAGGGGCATACATCATGCGGTTCGCCATGCGGAGCATCCTGCCACCCACCACACGAGCAAGACCAGCCAGAGTGCCAGCAGGGGCAAGGGGTGCCGCAATAATGTCCTGCTCTGAGAGCACACCCTTGATGATACGAGAAGAGCCACGAATGCTCTCAAAGAAGCCAGAGTTGGCCGTAATGATGAAAATCTGAGGGCGCACAGAGAAGGCGTAGGTGTTGCGCACACTTAGATTGAACTGGAGGGTAAAGTTGCCCACTAGAGAAGGCGCCTGGCCCTCCTGAAGTGTTAAATCTACACCAGGCTTCAGCACTAGAAAGCCACCAACAGTGCTCACAGAACGAGCGCCCTGGCCAGTCGGCGCACGAGCAGTGCCAGACCAGGTGTTCCAGTCCATCTCTAGACCGTTGCGCACACTCATGGCATATAGCTGCTCTGACGTGTGAGAGGATAGCAGACCAGAGAAGTTATCAAAGTTCACGCTTAGAGGAGCTACAGAGCGAGAGCCATTCTTAGATGTTAGAACGGGTAGGTAGCCTGAGCCATACTGAGGAAGAGTAGGGTCTTTAGAGCGGTCAGCAGTAGTCTCTGCCGGGTCAGCCACCGCCTTCACGTAGATGATTAGAAGGTCGGGAATCTGAGGTAGAGTAATCGTCTGAGACACTAGCTGAGCATCACCGCCAGCAGCAATCGGGTTCGCCACCTGAGTAATATAACGAGGGAACTCTAGGTAAGGTACACAGCTCTTGGGAGGTAGAGGAATGCTTAGACTAGGCGTTAGGAACTGAACGTGTAGCTGAGAATCACTGAAAGGGCCAGTAGCCACACCAGTGTTGTAGGTCACAGCAGAAGTATACTGGGCAGGTAGCGTAGATGTGCCATAGTATAGCTTCTCAGTCGTGCCTACTAGACGGTTGCGCAGACGTAATGCCCTGCTAGGGTCACGCATGTTCATCACTAGCTGGATGTTGTTGATACCAAATAGACCAGTGTCCTCGCCGTGCTCGTTGGCAAAGATAAAGGGGCTTAGACTGAGCTTCTCAGTCGTCCTGAACTGAAGATATACAGCATACTGGCCGTTCACTACACCAGCACCCTGGTCAGTAGAGAGGGGGATGCCATCCACAAAATTTACCGTGTTGCCATAAGAATCAGTATAGTTGCCGTTGCCCACTAGAACCGTGCCTGTGGAGGTGGTAAAGACAACGTTGTGCCAAGAGCCGTTGGTAGGCTCAGCGTAGTCGTGAGAGGCGTTGGTGTAGCCAGACATAGGGTCATTCTGAGCGTTGCGACCATCAAGGTTATCTAGATACTTGTCTAACATCGTGGGGCAGGTGCGCTGAACCCTGTTGCCACGGTAGTCAGTCAGACGCATAATCTCACTTAGCACATCCTGCGTGTTAATCGTCGTAGTGGTGTCGTTGATAGTGGCCGTGATAGTGGCGCACATGTTGTTTAGCGGAAAGGCCGCTAGAGAACCATCTACACCAAGCTCTAGGAGAGGCTGGCCAATGGGAAACTGACCGCCGACCGTTTTGTCGTTTAGGATGACATCTACACGTAGATTCACCGTGCTCGCCCAGTCCATATCACGAGCCACATACACGTTCTCAGACGGCACATAGATATTGTATGAATGCTGGCTCTGGCTCTGAGAGATAGCCGCAAAGGGGCTGTTGGTGATAGATAGAGCACCCTTCTCTACCGCATAACTAGGCTGCTGCTGAACGATGCGGCTGTCATAGACGGCCAGCTTGGCGATATCAGAGGACATTATACTTAGGTTCAACAAAATAAATTCAAATGAATTAGCCGCCAATGGCAGAAATAGAATTTAGACAAAGTGGGTCGGATAAATTAAACAACACCTTTTCCTCCAATAGCAGGGCTTCCTTCGTTGTGTAAGAGAAGGTCTTTATAACTTCTATTGAACAACGATGCCATCCACCCAACTCAGAGATAGCCTTATACACCTTCCTCTCGGGAAAAAGCTTTGCCTTCTTGTAGTGCGTTAGTAATCTGGCCGATAAAGAACCCTTGGTTGAGCCAATGTAATACTTCGTCCCAATGGTTATCTTATATATGAGTGCCGTCGCCGGGACGTTTGGAATTCTATTAAGTCTTGGTGCTTGTGTTAAAGGGGGATTCTCCATTGTATTAAGTGGATAGAATATTATTCTATCTCTTAACAGGTTTAAGAACGGAAATCTACCTTGCGGAACAACATCTTAATGCTCACATCTGAAGCGTTCGCCATCGTTAGCGGGATTAGCTCACCTGTCAGACGATAACGCCACCAGCACTGAATATCTATATTTCTAATCTCCTCGTGAGATGCCTGCATACTTAAGAGTCGATACTCTGCCGTAGGCTCATACAGAGCAAAAGAACGCCATCCTTGTGCCGACTCTATCTGCTGGTCAATAACAAAGTCGCAGATGATAGGCTCAAAGGAACTCTGAGCAGGCACAGACTTACCACTCACGTTCGTCTGATTCAGCTCCACTGGCGCAGCATTAAACTCCTTCTTTAGGGGGATTAGCGAAGATGTAAAGACAATGTTCGCCACAGGACTCCACATCGTATCTGTAGAGCGATAGTCCTGCTTAGCAATCCAGTATAAATTCTGCTTCTGTGCTGGGAGAAAGAAAAAGGGATTATACACTGGCGGCGGCACAGCATTCAAACCTTGGAGTGTAGGATTGTTGTTCAGAATGTTCTTATACTGCTGGTTAGTAAAGAGAATCTCATTGCTATATATGATAGCACTTTCAAACGCAAGATTTAGAGGGGGCAGGGGTGTTAATACGGACTGTGTTAAAGGCATTACTATTGAACCTCCATTGGATGCCCCAAGATAAGTGTTATTGAAGTTGGACAGCAGACCAAAGAGTAGGTCGTTAAAGAACAAT